GCACTGATGGACAAATACAATTTAACAACAGCAGTGTTTTTGGCGGTGCTAACATATTGTTTAATAGCACCAATGGAAATTTAGTAATAACGTCTGCTACAAATTCAACATCAACCACAACTGGGGCATTAGTAGTTGGTGGCGGTGCTGGTATCACTGGCAATGTTTTTGTGGGTAATGTGTCTGCCGCAAACACCGTAGTGTTTCCCACTGAGTTTGATAATGGCAATTCAGGGGCTTCGTTTACTATTAATTGGCGAAATAGACAAAAACAAAGAATTACACTTACCGCCAACTGTGTATTATCATACACTGCTCCAATTGGTGTAGGTAACTTTATAATTAAACTAATTCAAGATGGTACTGGGGGCAGATTTATTACCTGGCCCGCAGGCACACGTTGGCCAGGAGCAGTAGCACCAACATTAACTACCACAGCAAATGCCGTAGATATTGTTAGCATTTATTATGACGGCACCAACTATTATTCTCAATTTGGTTTAAACTTTGGCTAAATGACCTATCGTACATTACCTGATAGTCTAGTACAAGATCCAATTACTTCAAATAGTTATGTTCTCACCTACGGATTTTATAACACATCCACAGATACAAGCACATTAGTTGCTAATATCACGGCAACTATTAATAGCTATATTTTTGCAAACAGTTCTGCTAACGTGAGAGTATACTCTGTTTTACAAATATCTCGACTTGCAACAATAGGAGATGCATCAGAAGGACCTCCACCAACATATACCTACCAACTGACTCCTAACGTTTCTTTAAATTTTGGTGCAACCTCTGTTTCTCTATATAATTCATTATCCTCAACTTTAGTTGCAGGCGGAGCAAGTGGCGTTTACAGCAATGGATCAATAGTAGTAGATACTTTTGTTAGCACAACCCTTCCTGCTAGTTTTAGATATCAAACATGGACACTAAGGGCAACTATAACAACTGCTATCGTAGAACCTGTACAGACTTTTGCTAATACGGCTGAAAGACTAGTAACACTACAAGGACCCAACGCAATTTATTTTGGTATGAATTTCTAAATTTTATGGATCCAACAACAAAAGTATATACGCTTTACGAAAAAGATACACTACGCATTTTACAATTTTTCCAACCTAATGTACCGCCGGTGACACCCGAACAATATTTCGAGGAAAGATTGCGCTGTGACCCGGACTGCCTAGGTAAACCTGCAGATTTATTTGATGTAATTGTAGATGAAAGAGCAGCATTTGAAACTGCCATGAAGGAAGCAGAAAATTATATTATTAGCATAGATCCTGTTAAAAAAAGATTAGTTTATAATCTGTTCAAGTTAGTAATTAAAAATAAAACCTATAACACACAAAGTATTAAAAGAATGTTTTCGTTTGAAGAAATTAAAAAGATGTATTACGAGGACTACATAAATTTTAATATGAAAAATTTTATTAGGTCAAAAAATCTTGTAGTACAGTTTAACTATCTAAAGGATTTGAAATTACGCAGTCATATGTTTAATAAGAATTGGAAATATTTTCATTATGATCCTTTTTTAGTAGATTCCCACAGTGACAAAACTGTTCTAGGGCGAGATATCGTTAAAAATGGAACATATTATCCTTTGGTAGTAGGCCCATTAATCGAAGATAAACCAAATGAAAAATATGTTTTTGAAGGTAATCACAGAGCCGCATCATTAAAATTATTACAAATGGAAGGTCTAGTGCCGGAAGATTTTAAAATTTGTTGCATTGAATACAAGCAAAACTATGAAATGACACAGCATAGAATGCGATATCAAGCATTACAAACACCATTTCAAATTCGCGGAATTATTGAATTAGTCTACGGAAATGTAATCCTAGTAGATGATAACAAATATCAAGCGGCCCTAAAAAGTTTACATGAAGACGGAGGACGGGTAGTTGATGACTACACAATAGAATGGACTGGTTGTACATATGATGATATTTTATTTGCATGCCAAACATATCCACATTGGCTTAGAGATTTAGTGTATCCATATAAGGAAAGTATTCTTCCTAGTCCAATATTCAATGACGAGAGTGCCTTCAATGAGTGGCTCGATGAATGATCTTAGGCACATCAGACGAGTTGATATAGAGTTACACAGTTTTTGTAATAGAACCTGTGACTGGTGTCCTAACAAAAATTATTTACGTAACAAACAAGTTGTTATGGAAGATTGGTTGTTCTCTAAAATTCTTAAAGAACTCAACGAGTTTGGTTTCGGCCAAGATAGACAGTTTGTTAATCGTAGAACAAATACTAGCACATTTAAAAACTTCTATAGAGATTTCACAGAAAACCAACCCGTAGTCAGTTTTTTGGGCTACATGGAACCAATGAGCGACATCAAACTTCTTAAGAAACGTGTAAAAGAAGCCAGTGAAACTTTGAACAATTTTGTTGAACTTGTATCAAATACCAGCGGCGATTATATTTCTAAAAAGAATTTAGAAGGTTTATTGTTAACCACACTCAATATAATGGATTATGATTGTCAAGGCAGAGACTTCTGGGAAAATAAACTAAAGGAAGCAGGTTGTTTAATTATAGATGACGAGAATATATCATACCATGGAGTGTTGGCTTTGCACAAAACCATAGGTAATATTAGAGTGCAATTAGATTGGCCAAAAAATTGGCTTCTAGAAAACAGAGGTGGTGCTATAGGGACACGTGAAGAATCTTTGGTTAACATGAATTGGAAAAATAATGCAGCAGAAAGAAAGGTTCCGTGTGTTGAACCTAGTTATTTTATTAACATTACCTATGATGGTAACGTAATGCCATGCTGTCACCTAAGATCAGACATTCCATTTCACAAAGATTACATATTGGGAAATCTAAAAAAACAAACTCTCAAAGAAATATTCTACAGTGATAAAGCTGTGGCCTTTAGAGAGTCTTTGTCAAAAGAATCAGGATACTATCCTGAACCATGTAGAAATTGTCAAAAAATAAGAAATGGTGTATGCACAGGATCTCCAAATGGGTTTGACTACATAGGGCAACGTTATGCAAATAACACTATTAATGAAAATATTTTTTTTGTATGATTAAATTAATAGAAGTAGAAGTTTACAATTTCTGTAATAGAAGATGTTCTTTTTGTCCTAATTCGTTGGTACCTAGCAGACAAGATCAAAAAAATCTTAAAATTTTAGATTATAACAAATTTTGTCGTTTAGTAGATCAACTTAAAGAAATAAATTATAGAAACACAATTTCATTCTCAAGATATAATGAACCATTGGCTTTTTATAATATAACAAAAAAATATGTAGAGTATATCAGGAACAATTTAAATTGTCTAATAGTTTCAAACACCAACGGCGATTATCTAAACAATGATGTGATTGAACTTTTTGACGAACTAACTATAATGGATTATGCAGGCAAAGGAGAAGATTGGTGGAAAAAGAAACTTAGTAATTTGAATCTATATTTTATTGATAATAAAAGCAACGACGAATTTCTATATTTTGAAACAACAAATAAAAAAAGTGTTTTAATTTTTCTTAATTTTAAAAAAAATGCCACCATTGAAGATAGGGGCGGAGTTATTAAACTAAGCCGCTTAAAATATAAAAACCAATCTGAATTGCGAACAAGGCCTTGCTTGGAACCAGAGAAATTTTTAGGAATTGATTATACCGGCGATGTAATGGTATGCTGTAATATGAATAGTGAATTTCATAATAATTATTCAATTGGCAATATATATAACCATAATTTAAGTGAAATTTTAAATAGTGAAAAAAGAAAACATTTTATTGACATTATGTCTCAGGAAAATTACTTAAACTTTTTGGATCCTTGTAAGAATTGTCAAAAAGATCCTGGTAGGTACACTAGAGATAATCCAGGAATTTTTTATAACGGTGAAAGAAAATGAAAGAAATTGGAGTTTTTATTCCTGGCAGGCTCAACAGTGAACGGTTACCTAATAAATTAATTTTGCCTCTCAATGGCTCTAATTTATGGGAAATTGCCTGCGATAAACTGAATAATCTATCAAATGACTACAATAAATATGTTTTATGTTATGATAAAGAGTTGATTAGTATAGCAAAAAATTTTAATAACTTAGTAATTGTAGAAAGAAGCAAAAATACAACTGAAATTGATGGCCCGTTAACTTATATTTTTAAAGATTTAGAATATATCAAAGATTCACATTTAATGTTTTTAAATCCATGTTTAAGTTTATTAAGATTACAAACAATACAACGTGCCTTAGATAAGTTTAAAAACTCAGATTTAGATTGTGCGACTAGTGTTAAGAAATATAAAAATTGGTTATGGAACGAAAACAAACAAGTTATAACAGATATAGATTATAAAACATTAAACACAAAACTAATTGGCAATTACTATCAAGCAGCGCATTGTTTTCACATCTTTCATAAACAAAATTTTTTTAATACTGGACACATGCTCGAACAGAACTTAGAATTAATTGAAGTGCCCGAAGATGAAACACTAGACGTTGATACCAATGAGGATTATCTGTACGTAAAATGGAGATTAAACAATGGGCAATAAACAAGAAATTTTAGCTCAATATGAAGGAAATAGGACTGAGTTTGCTGATGTAGCACTTGCTCGACCTTACCCTGAGATTTTTACAGATAATAATTCTCTTCCTATTAAAAATTTTGGTACACAATTTGCTAGCATTATCGAACCGTATGTAGATGAAATTCAAAATCAACTTAGCGATCCAACAAATGTTTTAATTAGACAATTTTATGATAACAAAGTCGTTAGGGTAACTTTAAAAGATAATGCTATAATAAATCCAATAGTAAACTACTTTGAAGAACTTTTTGGTAGACGTGCTAATAAGATTTTAGTTAATAGAGGATACCCGTCTACGGTTCCTAGTTATCAATCACTGGATGAATGCGATCAAAATAATTATTGGTTAAGTCAATTCTGGCACATAGATAATTTTCCAAATGAATCATTATCCTTAGGCATTTATCTAAATGATGTTGATATTGGTGGTGGGCAATTTGAGCATATAACAAATCCAAATTATTACTTTTATAATAGATTTACCGAAGGAAGAAGTTTAAGTAGAATTAGTAATTTAATTTTGGATCAAGATGATATAGTACCAATAGTTGGACCAAAATTTACGGTTTTTGCATTTGTAGCTAATTTTATACACAGGGGTACATTTTCTAGAGATACTATGAGAGATTTTATAAGAATTAGATTTGATTAGAAACTATAATTAAATTTATCTATAACATTTTGAAAGGCTTTCTCTACTTTCACTTTAGTTTCTTCGGTATAAAGTTCTCTGTAGTCTTTTATTTGTCTATATTTGCTCTTAACAAAAATTTCTAGTAATTCATCGTTATAGGGCACAGGGATATTTTTAAATTCTAAATGTAGATTTTCATATCTTAATATTTTATCAACGATAATTTTGTCCTGGACAGTATATCTATGCCAATCATTAAATTTAACTAAGTCTATGCAATTTAAAAAATTTTCAAAACTACTATTGGCGATTATGGCATTTCTAGCAATTTTGTACTAAAAATAAAAACTTACCATGGTATCCCAGGGATTTCTTACAACGGCAAATTTAAAATAATGTTTCCATTCATCTGGATAATTTTTGGCTACCCAACTGGCACTAATATGATTACCATTTTCAATAAAATTGCCAAATTGTGGAGTATTATCAAATTTTGAACCTGTGCAAATGTCAGTATTTGGATCTAAGTAATTGACCAAATATTTTTCAACACTTGATCCTGCAGTCTTTTTTGTTTTAATAAATATGAAACTATGCTTTCTTGAAATTATCATGTAATTATATATGACTAACAAAATATTTTTTATAGCTGAAATTGGAATCAATCATAATGGATCATTAAAAACTGCCTTACGATTAATTAAGGAGTGCAAAGCAGCAGGAGTAAGTTTAGTTAAATTTCAAAAAAGAACTCCGGCTATCTGTGTACCTATAAACCAACGAAATCAAAAAAGACAGACACCCTGGGGTATTTTAACTTATTATGATTATAAAAACAAGATTGAATTTGATAAACGTCATTATGACATAATTAATCGTTATTGTAAAAAAATTGGAATTCTCTGGACTGCTAGTGTGTGGGATATACCTAGTTTTAGTTTTGTTCAAAATTATAATGTGCCATTTATTAAAATTCCAAGTGCATTAATTACTAACACAAAGTTACTTGAAGAAGTTGCTATGTTTGCTACATGTCCGGTTATAATTTCGGTAGGAATGAGCACAATTGACGAAGTAGATAAAGCCGTTGGTATACTGTCGGATAAACTATACGCTATCTTACACTGTAATAGTGCATACCCGTCGGAATATAATGAAATAGATATACGTGTTATAGAAACGCTAAAATTAAAATATCCAAATTTAACAGTAGGCTACAGTGGACACGAAAAGGACACTTTACCTACTATTGTTGCGGCTAGTTTTGGTGCAGAAATAATTGAAAGGCATGTAACTTTAAATAAAAATATGTGGGGTACAGATCACTCTGCTAGTCTTGATATTACTGAATTAAAACAACTATTGCAAACTTTGCACAGCATAGAAGTAATTTTAGGAAAAAAAGATTTAACTGTATATCCCAGCGAAACCGCAGCAATAACAAGGTTAAGGTCTGACAGCAACTTTTTGGTAAATACTGAGTCGGGCACTTATGGAACGTAATAATGCAGAGCATTAAAAAATTATTCAGAAATATCTATTATGAAGAGGATATTTACACCTTGGCTACTTATACAAACGGCCAATGGAATTACGAACTAGAAAATGTTCCTAAAACTATTAACAATGTTCGCCATGGGCAAACTGCTGTAGTAATAGGCAACGGCTTAGATAGATTAACATTCAATTTAAAAAATTTAAAAAATAGGAAATTACAAACTTACGGGTGTAATGCGTTATATAGAGATTTCAGCCCAGATTTTTTAGTATCAGTTGGTAGCGAAATGTGCGATGAAATTGCAAGAAGTGGCTATTGCAATAATCATGTAGTATATGCCTACGCCAGCGAAATTGTAAGACAACCAAAGAAATTTCATTTAATCCCACAAAACCCAACTTGGAACGCAGGGTCATTGGCAGCATATCTCGCTTGTTTTGATGGGCACACCAAAGTTTACTTGTTAGGGTTCGACGGGAATGATACTCCGGGATATAGCAACAACATTTACAATGATACTCCGGGCTATTATTCAGTACATGAAGACCAAAATGACCTGTACTGGAGTCTTACAATGACACATGTTTTTAAAACATATCTTTTTGTTGACTTTGTTTTAGTTAATAGCACTGGAAGAGGTTATATGCCTAAAGCATGGCAAAGTGTACCTAATTTAAGAAGAATTAGTTTTAATGAGTTAGTGTTAGAGTGCGACCTCTAAAGCAGATTCAAATGTTTTTATTTTATCAATAATACACTGAAAACTAAAAGTTCTCCATACACCTGGATGTAATGGTTTAGGACAATCGTTGATAGCTGTCCACGCATACCCTCGGTGTTCTAAGTTAAGTTGCGGGATAAATTCATCGTCGACTGTTATTAAATAGGTATGATATTCAAAACTGGTGTTTTCTGCTGTAAATTTTTCCAATGGTACAATTTTTAAAATTTCAATATCACCAATTTCTTCGTTAATTTCTCTACGTAGTGCATCTATAGGAGTTTCATTTTGCTCAACACCACCACCTACTAACCCCCATGATCCTGAATGTTTTTTTTGATTTCTTAGTAAGAACAAATAACGTCGAGTTTTTTTACTATAAATTAAAGCACCACATCCTATATTACTATTGACCATTCGCCGCCTCGATATACACCTTCTACACTTTTTACCCATTCGCTGCCGGTCCATCTATATTGCACACCAGTAAGCTTATTAAGCATATACTCCATTGAAGTTTCAGTGTTACTATCAAATACAACTTGCCACGAAGATCCATTGAATTGAATTATATCATTGGCATTAGCAACTAAGTCTCCCCAGACTATGCTACCATCTAAGTTGCTTAGACTACCAATATCATCAGTTAGTAAATATCTAGTATTTGCACTTGGTGACAATAAGTTGCTATCAACTTTTACATTTTGAGGATTAATAATTGCATCAACTGGTAATAAAGTATTTGATGGTTGCGTATCTTCAAAAGGATCAAATAACAAAATATAAGGATCAGTAGGATGATAGGCTATAGTACCAATTAATTCTGTTCCTGTAGGCAAAGCTAATCTAATTTCAGTTGTACCTGTTACTAAGGTTCCATAAATTTCAACTACTGCTTTCCATGTAACCGGCGGCGGAACACTTAAAATATTATCGTCATCATCAACAACTTCCTGATATTTTAATAATTGTAATTGATTGCCGGTATACAGTATTCCATAATCCAAAGGAGTTACATATCTTCTAGATACCAAATTAGTTAATAAAGTATCTTCATTAAGCATACCTTGTTCATCATATATACTACCAATAAATTTTTGTATTACACCCAGGCGTTTAACTTTGGCAGGTGCACTAATCCAAATTGGCATAGTAAATGTAAGAGTAGCAACGTCAATAGGTTCTTCTGCTCCAGTTGGTACAGTTCTTGATGTCCACAATACACTAGTAAGTTGAACGTAACTCAGACTAGCCCAATCTATATAGTTGTCTGTGCTTTGAATTTCAAACGAAGGATTAAACAAAACAGCTAATTGTTCGATTAACTGCATTTTCTGTTCAGTATTACTGGTCCATATATCTAACTTAACTTCGAGATTATAAGGCACAGGCATTAGTCTTTCTATGGTATAACTATCGCCTTGTTGATTTGAATATAAACCAGTTTCAGGATCATACTGTCGTTCTCTTAACTGCATTTTACTAACAAAATAAGGTTCTTGAACTCTAGTTTGATCGTATGTAAAACCACTTATGTAGGCACTCATCGCCGGCACAGCATTCATTATGTTTTCGCTGTTTTGTCTTAGTATGGTGGCTGCTTGTCTACTAGGATCACCATAATAGACAGGAACACGTTGTAACGTTCTAATACCGTCTCGGTCCTTGCCAAATTCAACGTCAAAATTACTTACAATTCTAATAAATTGAATTAAGAATCTTCTTATTTGCGCATCATAAAAAAATTGTTGTGCCATTAATTATCTGCCTTGGGTCTTAAAGCCTGACTTAGGCTTTGTCTACTTGTTACTTCACCGGTGTTGTTAACAAATGTACTTGTGTCATTGATAAAGTAGCTACGTAATGTAGTGTTTTCTGGACCTTGAGTTAATGTAGTTCTTAGATTATCTTCTATTTTCACCCAACGTCTACCATCCCATCTAAATAATCTATTAGGCAGATAATCAGTACGCAGGGCATAATCGCCTACAAGAGGATTATTAGGAAATGCTATACCGGAAAAAACTGGCAAACCATTTGGAGCTGAACCTGTACCAGTTAAATAACCTTGCACGGTAGCATCAGGACTTTCAATACCAGCGTCAGCATCTACGATAACATTATCGCCGGTTGAAGTATTGTTATCTGCGGTAATACCCGACGGGTCTCCAGGACTACCATCAGGTTGTGTAGGTTTAATATATAACGTACTAATGTCGTAACCACTAAATGGAACATTAGTTTCTGCTTCACGTAATATTGCATCATTGACTTCGATGTATTTGTTTATAATACTAGATACAGAACCTAATGAAATATTTCCTGTATTACCCGATATTGGATCAATATCAACCTTAATTTGATTTAAAATATCTTTGTATTCCTGACTGTCTGTCAGAGGATTAATTTTACAACGCCAAAGATGTGGCCACCATGTCGCAGAATATCCTTCAGCTGCATTGTTACAATCACTGATTACATAATATCGTTTTAGAGCGACCGGCAAACTATTATCAAGTGGGTAGTAATCTTTGAGGTGCATTAGTTCAATGACATCGCCGGGCATTAATTTACGACCTAAAGTTGCTACCATGTCGGTGATATGAAACACAATGAATAATGTACCAGTTTGTAAAAACATGCCAAATTGACTAAGATCAAATGTTACATCTTGAGTTTGATATATGCCGCGCATACCATATACATCTGGATCGTATTTTCTATCGCGGTTTTCTAAAAATAAAAGATCTTGAATGTTTAGAGCAGATTCATTAATGTAACTAGGTTTAGCTGCATCAGTATAAAATTTGATAGTGGTTCCTGACGGTAATGCACTTGTTGTGCTGGCTGTTAGTGTTATTGTATTCGCTGTTTTGGCTGAAACTTGTGTACCTGTAGATACACCAGTTGCAGTAACAAACATGCCTAGGTCAATATCTGACGTTGATGAAAACGATAATGTGTTACCAACTGTGGGCTGAGATGAATTTGTTGTTTTTGTTAAATTTTGCTCTGATGTGCCAAGATATTTGTGTACTAAAATTCCAGTACCGCCTACAGTGAACATTTCACTAATATTACGGTCAATATACTTATAATCGTTGGTATGAGCTCCGTCTTTCCAAAGTGATAATCTTGGCACAATTCTATCCTATTATCTTATATTTAGCGGACACCAAAATTGACACAAATTAGGTTATGCTATATACTATATTATGAGTGACTTCAACTCTCTTGATGACTGGCCGGCTATAGATAGTCAAATAAGGCGCAATTTATGGGCTATGTATAATCTTGCCAATAAGCGGCAACTTGAGCGTATGTATAGAAATCTGGAGGCCAGCGTAAACCATCTTAGTCGACTCAACGTAGATAGACGTAGATTTGGGCATTCAGTACACTATGATGAGCAGTTAGTAAAAGTGCAACAAGAGTTGCAAGAATTGCAAGGATGGTTAATGTTTGGAACCTTACTTGACGAGAAACCCAAAGAGTAGTATAATTATACTTTATACAACTCAAGGAGCCTGCTGTGGCACTAGCACAATCTATTAAAGCACCCAAAAAAGCCGCACCTAAAAAGCGTGATCCATTATTTGCTGATGAAAAATACACAGGGCGCGAACCCGTCTGGGATACAGAGCGAGCACTGACTATGACGCAAGAAGAGTTTGATCATCACCTGCGCAGGAGTTTTACATATTACAATTATTTTTATAGTGCCAAAGATTTAAAGAAGTATGTAGTTGATTGGATGAAGGATCATTACAGCAAAAGCGATGTGAGCCGTTTTATCCGTAGCAGCGACAGACTTTTGCCCATTACAGTTTGCAGTTTAATTAAGGCACACAAACAAGGTATGCCTTTGCGCGAGAAAGAATTGCGATATGTAAAAGATCGTTTGTACGAAATTATTAACAGCGATATACCAGACGAGCCAAGTAAAGAACAAGTTATAGTAGCACCAAGTGCTGTAAAAACTATTCAGGATCGTTTAAATGAAAAAACAAGCGAGCATCTAGCACACTTTGAAGGCATGTACGATGAAGTAGTTGCAGGTGGCACAGTAGACCCTAGAGCATATGACTATCTGGTTACTAACGCTGTACCACAAAGCCAAATTCGTAAGTTTGAAGAACTGTTTATGGCTCGTAAAACTGAGCTAGGCGAAGCTCTGGGACGAGTAGATGAACAGATTGCTGAAGCATATAGACATTACAAAGCATCTGACTACAAACGGCACCATGCATTTATTCAAAGTATATTAGATGCACTAGATCAATACCGTAATGTTAAAAAGACACAGAAAAAAGTCCGTGTTAAGCGAGCACCTAACAAAGAAAAAGTTGTTAGTAAGATTAAGTACATGAAGGAAGAAAAGACTTTAAAACTTGTAAGTATCAATCCAGTGGATATAATTGGTTCACAAGAGTTATGGTGTTACAATACCAAAACTCGTAAACTATACAAGTATGTAGCAGATAGCGTTACTGGACCGTTAGGTATAAAAGGTACAACAATTACTGGATATAACGAATCCGCGTCCATTGGCAAAACACTCAGAAAACCCGAAGAGAAACTTAAGGAGTTTTTCAAAGCGGGTAAAGTACAGTTACGTAAATTCTTAGAAGATATTAAGGCCACAGAAGTAGCGGGTAATGGGCGTTTAAATTCAGATACCATTCTACTTAAAGTACAATAAATACTGTGTACTTTAGGATATATGGATGTCTAACCCTTTTACTGGTAATGTAGCTCCCGACACAACATATTTTTACGCTAACGGCGTATTAAAATCAGATAGTCTTTATAACCCTGCAACCGGCACAGGTGTAGGGCATATTGAATATGATGAAAGCGCAGAATGGTTAGACTCGCTTAATAAGCGCAGAGCTGCTATCACTGATTACATCAGGATGCGTCTTGGTGATGGTATCGTAGATGTTGAATTAGATAAAGAACACTACGAAATGGCTATAGATCAAGCACTGCTTAAGTACAGACAGCGAGCCGGCAATAGCCAAGAAGAAAGCTACGCATTTTTAAAATTATTCCCAGAAA